CTTCTCGCATAAGGGTCAGGGCCACCATTGTCTACTGGGTCTGATAAATCAACTGGCCCAGTATAGTCTGGTGAATTTGGGTTGTTGGCGTCAAATGGGTCTTGTGGTTCTTGATTGGCAATTGCTTGAAATGCTTGATTAGCAGCCATACCAACAAGAGGATTGCCTGTTGCCAAACTTGTAAGTACGCCAGCTACTTTCCCACCTATTGAAGATGGCGTTGTTTGCCTATCAAATGCACCTTTAACTGCGTCTTTTGCTCTATCAAAATAACTTTCTTGTGGCGTTCCTGCTAGTGCAAAACTTGGCCTTCCAATTCCAAAAATTTGCCCCGAAACATCATAATCTTCTAAACTGGTTGGCTCTAATGCAATATCAAAATCTTGTAAGCCTGATGGCTCTTGATTAATGTCTGCAAACGCAGCAGCAGCATCAGATATGCCACCTTCGTTATTTGGATTAGGCGCATAGGAAGTTTCCATTAGCCCCTGTGTAAACGCTTGGCCTTCATCATTGCTATCTGCATCACCTGAACCACCTGGGCCACTAGCCATTCAACATCACTCCTACCCTCTTGTTTTTAAGGTGTCTCCTCCACTCAGCTTTCGGATATTTTGGGAATAGATTGCGACACATTCTATATAATTTTCTTGTATGCCCATAAGGGGCTACAAAATCCATAAAGACTAGAACGTTGCCGCTTCTCCAATCTTCTGGCATTAACTCATAATCACCATTTAAAAACTTATCACTCTTTTCTTCAGAAAGAAACCCCCAACTTGCCCACGCTTGCAAATAACCATTCTCTATTATGCCTACACTCTGATTTAAATTAACAGGCGGTACTATGCGTCTTGCTACTTCCTTTATCGTCCAATAGTGGTGCGTAGGCGAATGTGCCAGTAAAACTAAAACATGATCCAGCATTAACCTACCATCACTACTTTAAAAACACGATCAGTTTGAGAATTGTTGGCGTGTGTTATTACCACGCTTCCATTTACCCTGCTTGACTGACTAACGTAAATTGTGCCAGCACCTATTTCAGCACTTGCATTTGCTGTTGTTGGCATAAACAATAAAACTGTGTTTACACCAAGCCTTGAGTCAGTTATCGTTGTCGATGCAGCGTTGTGCGTTGCTGTAAAATCTATCACGTTGTTACTACGCCCAAACAACAGCCCAGCAATGCTTTGCGACTGTATCCTTGAGAGTTTCTTTTGATCGTCAAGGTCTTTAGGTGGCGTGTTAAAAGTTGTTATGGTCATTATTTCTTGGCTGTTTTAGCCGCCCTTTTAAATGATGCGGCTGTTGGTGCGCCTTTGCTGCCAACCTTGCGTGGTGTCTTTGTTTTGCCAGCACCTAGTTTCTTGAGGTTTATGTTACGATACAAACCAGGCTTCTGTGCTTTTAGCTTTGCAATCTTTTGTTTTTTTGTTTTTGCCATAATTACTTCCTTGATGTTTTGCCACTACATTTCCAACGCTTGCGAGATAATCTTAAAGGCGAATTAGGGTTGGATGCTGCCTTTGGGTGCTTTTTCATTTGCCCAGCACTACGAGCGCAGTAAGCGTTGCCTTTTGGTGTTCCAGCCCTTACCCTTGGGCCACCACCTTTCGCCTTTCCAGCCTGTCCATAGCTGACACGCTTGCCACTAGCTGTTATTTTTACTTTAGCTTTTCCCTTGGCTGGTTTTGCCATTAGCTTGTGCCATCTTCTGCTGCATCCATATCAATGCCTTGGGCGTGTGTCCAAGTGCCACCAGCCGCCACGTTGACTGTTGCCCTTGCATAACGACAGGAACGTGTAAAATGCGCCATGCCATTGCCATCAACGCTGTTAGGGCCATCTGTAGATATAGAACCACTAGGGCTGTCACGATACTCTAGCTCAACAGTTACTGTGCCACCATCAATGTAAGGTCTAACGCCATTGACATACATACGCTCGTTTGGCTTGGTAAATAATTCCATGCCCCCAAACTCTGTTGTGGTTAGGGTTGTTGCTAACGCAGAGCCTGTGAAAGTTGAGAGCCTGTGTGTTGCGTTAAAGGCTGACAAACTTGAAAAGCCACCAACCCAGAACCTGTCATCTAGTGATGTAGCTAAAACGTCAAGGTTTCCAAAGCCATCGATGTTGTCCATAGTGTAGCCAGGTGAGGTGTCTGTAAAAATCAAGTCAGCCGTTATCTCGCCATATGACCAACGATTGATTTCCCAGTTGTAGATAATAACCTTGTTTGGCGTTCCATCTGTGTTGTTAGCACCAGGGTAGCTCCAATAGACTAGCTTGTTAACTGGGTCTGCTGCGGCTGTTATCCTATGCACAAAGTTAAAATCCAAGTCAGCAAAAAAGAACTTATCTATTTTCTGGTTGCCTATTGCCTGTGAGCTTGTGCCGTTAAATACAAAAAATCCCTGTTCTGCCAGATAAAATGCAAAAGTGCCGACATTGACCACAGATTGCCTTGCTATTGTCCCCCGACTTAATTCTACCTCTTGAAACTCGAAAACTAGCGGTGCGCCAACATATGTAACCCTGTAGACACTATCACGCATAAATACGGCCCCGTCAGCACCACCAACCGCCCCTGTGATCGCTTGCACACTTAATCCATTGGGCAAGTCCTGTCTGTCACTTTGCTTCTGCGCTGCATCACTACTGCCAATTGTAGGCCAATCTGTGGGGTTGTTAATTGCACACCAATGCACCCTGTTAGGCACAACGCCATCTGTTGCATCATCTATGTTGCCAAAAATAACAGAGTTGCCAATAACATTACAGACTTTGGCTTGCGGTGGGCTTCCAGCTAAATCAGCAAAATCGCTTGATGCCCCCATTACATAGCTTTGCGGAGCGTCTGTGTGACCATTTACTGCGATTACTCTATTCCCATATTGCACAAAGTCCCAATGGTCAGTTGTAGCGCAAGTATAAGCGTTTGTGGATTTGGATATTTCAGCAAAGGCACTGGAGCCTAATAGAAACAGGTTTTGATTGTCTCCGCAGAACGTATGCTGTGTGCCATCCGACTCTTGCATGGACGCTGCCCCTTGTATCCTATTGGACAGCGCATCAATAACAGCCGATAGGTTACGCAGGGGTGCATAGCTTTTATTGGTAAGGGGTATGCAGTTTTTGGCATCTGTCGCACCAGCGTTTGTGTAGTCAGATTGATCGGGTAGGAACTCGCCAAATTGCAACATTAGAAGCCTCTGTTAATATCAAATCTGCCTGTGCGTACTAATGCGCTATCTAGTCGCATAGTGGCATTTCTGCGTGTTCTGTTATCCAATCTGTTTAAATCGTCTATGGCAGTAGCTAGGCCATCAGCCCACAATGACAAGTCTTGCAAGTTCTTGATATATGCTTTTGCTTCTACCAATGTAGCGTATAAATAAGCGTCAGGGGCATTTAACAAAAGCCAGTTACTGCTATCGCTTGCCACATCCCAACGCTGAAAGTAATTCAATAAAATGCTGTAACTTTGGTCAGCAACCAATTCGAATATCATAGTGCCGTTTGTTGTAGCGTATAAATATGGGCGGCCTTTTGTCGTGTCTGTTGTTCTTTGCGAGTTTAAATTTCGTATGTTTTGTGGTTGGATGTTGCGCTTGTCATCAGCATAAATAGCGTCAATTGTTTCTATCCAATCACTAGGCAAACTAACGCTTGAAGCGTCGGCACTTAATGTTAAGGTTGCAACTGCTTCCTGTTGCAAAACTCGCAACTTTCTATTTAATCTGGCTTCACCTAATTGGACAAAGTTAGAGATAACAGTGTCCGACAAATCAGACCTATGCAGGTAGTCAATAACTGTTGTTTTTAAACTATCATAGTCTGTAATTGCCATTACTTTTTAGCTTTCTTTTTTGCCGTTGTTTTCTTAACTGTTTTTGTTTTCTTTTCTGTTGTGTTGCGTGGCGTGTCATCTAATCGCCATTGTGGTATTGATTTGCCTGGGTCTTCAGCAAATGCCACACGTTGCACTGTCCCATCTTCTAAATCACGAATATAAAATTTCATAACTAAGCTCTCTTTTTCATAATACTACTTAAAGTTTTAGCCTGTCTCTTATGTGATTGTGACGCTTTCTTTAAACTTTTTACAACTTTTTTAATCTTTTTTGCGTTGCGTTTTGTAACCATCAAAAGTTCCTACGTTAAAGATTTGTGGGTGGCAGATTGTCCACCACCCACATTTCCTTTTTTAGTTGTTAGCGTAACGAACAGCCAACTCAGGGCGAATTAGCTTGTAACCATACAGAACATCTATCCGACAAGGAAATTTGTCGTTGTTGATGTCGTAGTCACGAACAATCCGCATTGAGATACCATCGAGGTTGTTGCGTGCGCTCATGTCAACGCCACTTGGCATTACAAGATCGGCAGTTGCAAACGCAACAGCATCTTTGTGATAACCTAGTGAGATGTTGTGAACGGCACTTGCACCACCAACTTTAGTGATTGCACCAGTAGCCGTTGGTGCAGCAGAGCAATTTTTCAATGCGCCTGTGATAACAATGCTAGGACTAATGGCTACAGTTGTAGCGGATGCAGACATAGCAGCAGTTACAACAAACTGTTTTAAGTTTCCTGTGTCAGCCTTTGTCTCTGGGTGAACGCTATTGCAACCAGCAAAAGTAATAATATCGCCAACTACAAATGTACCACTACCATTGCTTGAGTGCGTGATAGATGCACCAGTTTGGTCAGCACCATTAACTTTGTGATCGCCTGTGCCATCGTCAGAGCCTGTGGTCAGTGTGGGCCACAAGGTGTTCTCATAGATGCCATCAAAGCCAGCAAATGGGCCAGCTAGACGTCCCTTCTTATAGTTGCTTGACAAGCCATCTTGTGCATTAAACAACCCTTTAAGAGCGTCAACCAAGTCAACATTGTCCTGAGTTGCCATGTTTAGGCAACGATCAGTGTATGGTGCGAGGTTGTCAGTTAAAGTTTTGTTACCAGCTAACGCCTTTGCAAATGTAAAGGCACTGCCAACATTATCAACTTGGTTTGGAACATCCAACACCACGTTCATAACATCCGCTTCAATGTTAGCTGCAAGCACACTCATGGCTGGCTTAAGAATACGATCAGAAAAACTGTCAATGTCCATCGTTAGTTCTTCGGATGTAAAATTAACGTCCACACCTTTTTGAGTGCTTACCTGTAGGGTGGTGCTTTGCTCTGTTGTGTCTTGAGTACTAAGAGTTGCGCCACTTCTTACAGTGTATTGGTTTGGAAGACGTATGCGCAAGCTATCGCCAATCTTGGCTCCAGATTTTGCATAACTGTCATCATATTGCCGGTTAACAGTGCCAACAAAGTTTAGTTCTTGATGCAGTATCATCAACGCTTCGTTGGTGATCTGATCGATAGTTAGGTTTGTATTAGCCATAATTTAGCCCTTTGCTTTCCTTTTTTGTGCCAGCCGTAGTTCCCTATAGGCAACTGGGTCAGTCACGTTTGAGAGTGTTTTAGGCGCAGACTGTCGTTTTGGCTTTAGACTTTTAGATGGTTTTACTTGCACGATCTTTCTATCCTTAGACTTAACGGCTGCCTTAACCTGGTTTTCTGTTTTGTAACCAATTTGGGCTAATCTGAGGATGTTAATTTCTGGGTAGGTTACAGCGTTAGAAACCATATTAGCTGGCAAACCCATATCAACCGCAAACTTGCCTAAATCAGACTTCATTTCATCGCCCCAACCTGTAACTTCCTTGGCGAGTTTGGCGTCTGTTCTTTCCGCAACTCGCACCATATTTTGATGCTGTGCTTCCTGACGCTGTTGCTCACCTTGCTGGATAGCTCCTACAAGTTGACCACGCTGTGCCTGAAGTTGCTGTTGTTGGTGTTGCAACTTGTTGGCTGAAGTTATGTCTGCATCAAAAGCTGCGTTCCAATCATAAGCCTCAAAACTTTTTAACTGCTGGTCTATAGCAGCTAAATTAGCCATTTGCTCTGACTGTGCCTTTGTTGCTTCCATATACTGTGTAAAGTCTGCTTTTTCGGCTTCGTAGTTCCTACGCTCATCAGCGAGCGATTGGGTCTTTTCGGTGTAATCTTTTGTTGCCATCACAGCGTCTTTTAGCCGTTTAGGTACTGCATACACCTCGCCATCATATTCAACTTCCACAGTTTCAGAATTAGAACCCAGTTCGGGCTGCTCGTCTTCTGTCTCCGATTCTTCACCTTCTTCGGCTTCTTCGGGTTCTTCGTTGTCGCTGTCTTCAGCAACACTCTCAGAATCTTGGTCTTCAGCTTCGGGCTGGTCTGTTAAGACTTCTTCGGCTTCGGCTGTGGACGTTTCTGCTACGCTACCCACTTCGTCATCTATAATCATATCTTTGCTCTCCACGATAATCAAACAGAAATTACAACACCATGCTGTAATCTACTCTGTGCAATTACTCTGCTGGCGATACCTCTATTTCATTAACAGTTACATCAACGTCTGTTTTGCCTGTCATCTTTACAGTGGCATCCATGTCAGCTTTGTACTTTTCCAAGTTTAACTTATCACGTTCAATCTCTAACTTTTCACGCTCTATATCCAACTTGTCTGTTGCTATCTGCGCCTCTTGCGTTAGCGCAACCTCTTTCATGGCGTTGTCCATTTGCTTGACCATGATGGGCGTGTTGTTGGGGCTATCTTCTCGCATGGCTTCTGCTGCCTTGATGTCAGCCTCTTTGTTTTTGATCTCAGCTTCCATGCGCTTTGTTTCAGCTTGCATATAGTCAATGTCAACTTTAC